AAAAAGCACTGACAGGAAAACCTGTAAGTGCTTAATATTCTTGGTGGCCACACCGAGATTCGAACTTGGGACCCCATCATTATGAGGAATCGACTCCTTTTACGCAACCAAAAAAGTTAATCTATTTTGACGTTCTATATTATTACTTTAATTTTTATCAAAAAATATCATAAATCCGAATTAATTTTTACATACTGCAATGTTAATATTTTTGCCTGATATTTGTTCTATTTAAATCTCCTATTATCAACAATATTAAGCTAAAACAAGAAGATAAGTAATATAATTGTACTTTATGTCTTTAATAAAAAATTTCAAAAAAAGGGGTTTTTATGGCTGCAATGACTGTTGTCTGTCCGCACTGCAAACAAAAGATGAAGTTACGTTATAGTGATACCAACAAATCTGAGCGTTACAAGCGCATTACTTTTCAGTGTGTTGATCCAGTGTGTTCTTATTCTGAATTGTGGGAGATGACACCAAAGTGGGGGTTATCACCTTCAGGAAATCCAGATACTGAGCTTAATTTACCTTTTTCGCCTTACAAAAGTTGTTGCAAGTAAGTGCATGGTTTTGCATAGATTTTGCAAGTGTATATTTTTTAAAGTATTGTTTTAAATGTATTTAATTTTTTATATGCGATTTTTTCTATTTATTTTGTTTCTCAAAGAGAGACGGTGGGGAATTTGACGATGAGAGCATAGTGGCTGGTAGTAAAATTTTAGGCATAAAAAAACCTGTATGATCACAGGTTTTTTTATGCCAGTGTTTTGTGGTAACACTATGTGGCTTGTTTCCATTCTGAGAATCTAACGACTTCATCACCCATCCACTCATTCAGCCCCATCATCATATTCATTAGCGGCATGATTTCCATTTGCACAAATACTTCCATTGCGGTGTTTGCATCGCCTAATCCTGATGTATTGATAGGTATGATGGACATCAGTTGAGGCGGCACTCGATGTGCAGCAAGTATCTCTTCGCGTGTCGCATTTTTTATATTAAAGAAATCATCCTTAGTTAATGCATCTGCAAGGGGTATAACTTGGATACCATCTTTTTGTCCGTTAGGCGCATACATGAATAGATTACGAAATGCGTCTAACCCGCGTGATTCTTTCATTTTCTTTCTTAGTCGAGCAATGTCACCTTCTTCCTGTGCTGCATCCGTCATGTACAAAATATAACCTGAATGACCTTTGGCATAATACTTGCGACGATATAAAGTTGCAGCTTCTCCGAGCCATGCCGATTGTAATGCAGATAAGTATTCTGGACTTCCATAAATTTCTTGATTAGAATCAGGCTGACTTAGCTGAAAAACTGAACCACGCTTGAATTCTTGTATATCTATGCGAGAATGCCAGCCTTGATTGTTGACCAATATGATATGTTCATCATCGTGCTTTCCGCGTCTTACATATTTCGATGGTCTGTATTGCAGCGTGGTTGTTGATCCTGTTAAATTTTCATGCCGTTCAAAGTAACCATCTCCAAATAGAATAAAGTCCTGGGTAAATCGCATAAATGCTGGGCGACTTAATAAAGGGTGTGGTTTAAATAATCTTGTTAAAACATTACGTTTTATCGCCATCGCACTGGCGTGATAAGGGCTAGAATGCTGGGATTTTGCTAATCCCGCTAAATTAATCGGGGTTTCATAATAACGCCCATTCCAGCGTGATTCTGTGTAATTAGATATATTATTTTTATCCATCATCGCAATGGGCTCACCAAAGGTGAACATTTCAGATTTAGGTTTATCTTTACTATTATTCGTCATTATAAAACTCTATGAAAGACGTGGATGATGGGTGATCTATTACATCGGCTAATGTGGTTAGTTTAATTTTATAAAGTGCATATATCACTGCCCACGCTAAATCAGCATGACTGCTTTCATCACTGCGATCAGATTTATAAATAATGAAATCAGAGGGTGAAACATCTTGTCTAATTGATAAAAATGCTAATGCCATGTCTGTCCAGCCTGCATCAAACTTTAGTTTTCTATTTTCTATCAGGTGTTTTATCTTCAAAATTAATGTGCTTTTGATCTTTTGGTTATAAACAATCTCTTCAGCCGTCGGGTAAAATTCTTTTACTAAGTCATATACACCACTGCCAACACCATTGGCATCAATACCAATATGTTTTACGTTATATTTTTTAGTTAATTTTTTGATTTCGAGTGCTTGCTCAGTGAAGGGTTTGTCACTCCATGAGTGTTTTTCCAGTATTCGATACGCTTTATAATTCTCATCGGGTAAAGCAATAACAACGCAGGCAGCATCGTCTCTTTTTCGACTCGGATCATAGCCGATCCAAACCGATTTATCGCCAAATGGGCGCTTTCTTAAGGGTTCAAAATCAGACCACTCTATCCATGCATCAACTCTGCAATCTGTCATCTGCTTGAAGGTAAAGATGCTTTGGCTGGCATCGATAGGCTGACACATCAATAAATTATTATAGGCTTGGGTTGAATATTTGAGTTTAATCTTTTCTAAGTTGAATAAGTTGCAGCCTTTTGCCACTGCATCTTCAATCGTGATGATTTGTCGATATTGTCCATCTTCACATAATCGTCCATTTTTTAACGCTTTGTGACTGACATCTAAGTTAATTTGTTCTGATTTAGGTCGTCCTGCATTATAGGTAGTTCCATCCCAAAATTTCCATCCAGCATGTTGTGTATTGGATGGGGTGGTGATATAAATTTCACGCCATTTTGCATGTAATGCCATGCCTGATGCCGCTTCTTGTAGCTCTTTAAAACGGTGTATCCATTGGTACTCATCAATCACTAAATGTCCGTGATAGCCCTGTGCTGTATTTTTGTTTGTTCCAAGGAAATATAAAGTTGCACCATTCCACAATTTTATAGGATCACCTTTTAAGTCAACCTCACAAATCTCCAAAACAAACGCAACAATGTAATTTTTAAAGATATGAGCCTGATTTTTAGAGGCCGATAGAAACACCCAGTTATCACCTGTCTTTGCTGCATCTAAAATAGCAAGCAAAGCAAAAAGAAAAGTTAATCCAATTTGCCGAGATTTAAGTAGATTGATAATATCGTATTGGTAAGCAGCTTCATATAACTCCCATTGGTAGAGAAATTTTTGAAACATTTCTCTAAAGGCAGTTTCCAATTTTTCTATATTTTCTTCACTAATATAATTTTTGCTGGTATTGGTTTTTCTGCCGCTATTGCTTAATCTGTGGTTGAGTTCTTTTTGTTTTCCTGATCGCTCATATTTTTTTATTTTTGCCGCTTTTTCCAAGGTATTCATTAGCACAGGAATACGCTTTAAATCGATAGCATTGGGGTTTTCTTTTCGCATCAATTGAATAATTTCAATTTCAATGCAAAGTTCTATTTTTTGAGCCGCAGTGGATTGATCCCAGCTATCTCTTTTTTTCCACGAATAAACGGTTGTTTCAGGTACATCTAATTTTAATGCGATCTCAGGCACTTTCACGCCCTGCCAATAAAGTTGTGCAGATTCGTTTCGAGGGCTGTTTTTATCGCGAGTCATGCCATACAGATTAGCGATAAATAGCATTACCGTAATTTTCTGGATGCTTAATGATTATCTTTAAGGATGCTATAAATTGATTTCAGGCTTGAATCGTTTGATTCTGTACGCCTTGATGTATTTTTAATTCAAGTTTACAGCGTCGTGAGACGCACTTATCCCACTGACGGAGATTAGGATGCCAACATTTACGCGGGTTGCGCTGGAAGGCACTGCACTTGACGGACGCAAAATATCGCGTAAGCAGATACAAGACATGGCAGATCAGTATGACCCTGATAAACGTCATGGTGCGCGGATTTGGTTAGAACATATTCGGGGTCTTTTTGCAGACAGCTTATTTTCTGCACTGGGTGATGTTTTATCACTTAAAACAGAAGAAGTTGATGTTGAGGGTGAAAAGAAACTCGGTTTATATGCGGAACTGCATCCGACAGAAAAATTAACAAAAATGAATCAGGATCGACAGAAAATCTACACATCAATCGAGATGGATGTAGATTATGCCGATACAGGAAAAGCTTACCTAACGGGGTTAGCCGTGACGGATTCTCCTGCATCGCAAGGGACTGAAATGCTCAAATTCAGTCAGAAAAATAACTTTGAGCAATTAAAGAATAAGCAATTTTCGAGTTACATCGAAACTCAATTAGAATTTTCAAAACCTAAGCAAAAATTCTCAGAAAAAATATTAGGTCTTTTCTCGAAGCATCAAAAAACTGATGATGAGCGTTTTTCTGATCATGAAGAGTCAATGATCTTAATTTCAAAAGAACTGGATAAAACTCAAGTTGACTTAAGTCGTTCACAAAAAGAATTTGATACATATAAACATCATTCTGAAGCAAAAATCACTGCACTAACCGATAAAGTGAAAGCGTTGGAAACATTTAAGTCAACGGTTGAAAAAGCATCCACTAACCCTAGAATCCCGAAAGTCAAAGGTGGAGATGGAAGTGGTAACAGCACCGTTGTTTACGCTTAACGTCGTAATGACGTAATACTCCCCCTTATATTTGCAGGAATTAGCATGAGAAATAATACGCGCGAACGATATAACGCCTATTTACAGAATATCGCGACAGCAAACCACGTTCCCGCAGGGACAAATTTTAGCAACTTTAAATTTAATGTTGATCCCTCTGTGCATCAATCATTTGAAGATGTTATGAAGCATAGTGCAGGATTTCTTGGGCGGATTAATATCCATACGGTAGATGAACAGGAAGGTGAAAAGCTAGGTTTGGATATCAATACCACTATCGCAAGTACAACCAATACACTACTAAAAGATCGTGAACCTCAAGACACTTCACAAGTATTATTGCTTGATCGCTATCGCTGTGAACAAACTAATTTTGATACGGTTATGCGATATGCAAAATTAGATTTTTGGGCAAAGTTTACTGACTTTGAAGCTAGGATTAGTAATCATCAAACGCTACAAGTTGCACGAGATCGTTTAATGATCGCTTGGAATGGCGTTAAGCGTGTTACTACCTCGGATCGGGGTCTTTATCCGCTATTAAATGATGTTAATATTGGCTGGATAGAAAAGCTTCGCTTAGCCGCTCCGCAACGTATTCTTAAAGAAGGCGAAATTGCGAGCAATGAAATTCGAGTAGGGCGCTTAAAAGTCCCTAGCGATAAGCATGAGCGCGGCTATTTTTACGAAAATGGTGATTTTTTAAATGTCGATGCCATGATTATGGATATGGTCAATAATTTAATCGAAGAATGGTATCAAGAAGATACAGGGCTGGTTGTTATTATCGGTCGTGAAATTTTCAACGACAAGTTTTTCGATCTTGTTAATAATTTTAATGAACCGACTGAGCGAAATGCGCTGGATATTATATTAGCCAATAAAAAGGTGGGTGGTTTACCTGCCGTGCGTGTACCTTTTTTCCAAAAACGGGGCGTATTTATCACTCGGATTGATAATTTATCAATTTATTCACAAGACAATACGCATCGTACGACCATTGTTGATAATGCGAAAAGAGACCGTATTGAAACGTATAGAAGCATGAATGAATCCTATGTGCTTGAAGACTACGGCATGGCATGTTATGCGGAAAGTGACAATATCAAGTTTCCAACCAGCAAGGGAACATGGGAGTAAGGCATGAGTATTGCGGCTAGAAGTTTTGACAAAGCAATAGCGAAACAACAATCTGAATGTGCAGATGAAGAAAATATCCCCATGACCGACATGACTGAATATAAGTTAATGCTGGGGAAAATTCGGATTGATTTGCGGCGTTTAAAAATGATCAATGCCACTCAGAAAAAATCTGAATTAAAACGTGATGAGCTATTGCCTCAATATAAATCTTATATTGAAGGTGTATTAGAAGCAGCATCAGGTAAGCAAGACGATGTGCTAATGCACAATCTGGTGTGGTTAATTGATGTTAATGAATTTGATCGTGCTATTGAAATTGCAGGTTATGCCATTGATCATGAAATTGTGATGGCAGGACGTTTTGAAGAACGTGATGTTGCAGATTTGCTCATTGAATACATTTGCAATGCATTATTACGCAAGCCTGATGAATTACCTGGACATGCTGATTTACTCAAGAGACTGCATGAATTATCACGAAATAGTGATTTGCACGATGCCGTTACGGTAAAAATAAATAAATCACTGGCGCTATCTATCCAAGAAAGCCAGCCTGAATTCGCACTAGAATTATTCAAAAAAGTGTATGCACTAGACCCACGTTCCGGTGTTGTAAAAATGATAGCGCGACTCGAAAAGCAGCTATCAACGAGTACTGCTGAAAGTAGTTAATGACTGCCAGCACCGCAGCGTCCTCATGACGTGTGCTTTGATTTTAAGAATTAAAGTCATACATTGTTAATGAACGACGCTGTTCTTTTAAAAGAATAAAGCCCTGTATCAATCACACATCGACTACAGGGCTTTACTTGGAATAACTCCATGAATAACTATAGCAAATTGACTGGGTGGATACAGCAATGAGTGACCCCTTATCTGCTTTTTTAGCTTTTTTAATCACAAAATTTTCCGCCTTGTTTTTTTCGCTGGGTGGAGCGTTGTTGATACTCTCCTTCACTGTTGTTGAAGATCGTAGTTACATTAAAGCTGTTATTAATATTATCGGTACGTGGTTTATTGGTTATGCACTTGGCAGCGCCGTTAATGCCTATTTTGGCATATCAGGTGATCTATCTAACTTTATTTATGTAATCTCCTCAACGGTCGGGCTATTAATTCTCGGGGGTATTTATCAATTTGCGAGTGATTTCAAAAAAAATCCCGCTGAATTTATTGATAAATGGAGAAAAAAATAAAATGGAACTCATTGAATTATTTGATTATCAAGCCTATTGGTTGAATATGATCGATGCTTTTTTTTGGCTAACACTGGTTGTAGTGAGCATGATTAGCGTTGTTAAAGGGATCGATCACGTTAAGCGCTCAGGCATTTCATGTTACTACAGCATTCGATTTTTACTTTTTGCGCTAACATTTCATTCAACATGGATGAGTATTAGCCTGCTATTTCTGGGTCATTGGGTATTTGCCGTTGATGTATTGTTTCACGGTATTTTATCATTATTGGGCATATGGATTGTCTGGTTTCATCGTATCAAAATGGGACATTGGAGGCAAAATGGATAATGCAGATCGTGCCCAAAAATTAAGGGTTTTATACCTTAAACACGCACTTGAAAATCAAAAAAATCAAAAGGAAATCCTTAAAAATAAAGGAAAATGCCTTAACTGCGACGAACCTTTAGAACGCAAAATATTCTGTGATATTGATTGCAGAAATGACTACGAGAAACGTCAACGATGTCAGAATATGAGATAAATTCCCCTTTCCTTGCACAAAAAAGCAAAGATAAAGAAAAGGCAACGTTGATACATAATATGTTGTTCTTTCCCGACTTTTATCTTTCAGACTTTCAATCGCAATACGAATCAGATAGCACGCACTCAAATCATAAGCAGTTGCAACAACTGGCAATCGCAATGCAGCAGATTAATCGACAGCTACTTGATGACATGGCAAGCGATTCAAGTACAAACTGGGTTTGCGAACACGTCAGGCAAGGTTATTTCTCATTAGCTTCTGTTCCTGCGGCTTTTTATGCAGACAAATCTGAAAAAGTCTTTCAATATTTATCGGCAATTTTTGCACTGGCAAAAGCTAAACTCATTACACGTTATCGTGATATAGACAGTACCGAGAGTGGGCAACGTCACGCAGAAAAAATAGAAGGCAGCATCAGATATTATCTTCAGGAAAGTCGGGAATCGCTGCGTTTATTGATGGGAAAATCGCGTGCCACAATTGATTTAGTATGAATAAAATTCAACACTTTTATAATTACTTGCTTGCAACAGAGCTAATCACCGAGCAACACCTGCGTGTTTATGCGGATGTAGGTGAAACAAAAGGAGTGCTAAAAGGCGATAATCAGCAAGATATTGTGTTGATTGAACGCTATCAAGTTAATATCTTAGTTAGTAATTGGGTTGCAAATAAATTAGATACCAATCGTTTAAAAATGGCCATAATCTGGTGGATTGCTGCGTATGAACAAAATAATCCAGAACTAAAATGGGAAGCAGATATAAAAAATAAAAATACCGTTGACCTCTGGATTGGTTTTTTAATAGAGGAAAAAACCTTTATGAAGAATAATAAAATCCAAACTTGTATGCAGCAAATAGCACCCTTAGATCAATCTCTGCCTAATATGCCTATTTTTTTACGTGATGGCGTTACAGATGATGAAATTATGCTAAATAAAGATCATGCCACAAAGTGATATTGATACCCTCTTAATTTCTACCCTTAGTCAGCTTTCCCCCCTTCAAACTCGCAAAGCCCTGCGAGCCGTTGCAAATTTTTTACGTAGAAAAAATGTTAGCAATATTCAGCAGCAAAAAAATGCAGATGGTAGTGCTTACTCACCCAGAAAAAATAAAAACAAAACAGGGAAAATGCTCACAGGCTTCTCAAAGCACATAAAAAAAAGAACCAGTGATACGCAAACTGAGGTGGGAATTTTTGGAAAAGCGGCGAATCTTGCCGTGATTCATGACCAAGGGCGAACACAGCGAAATATTAAATATCCTACCCGGAATTTACTGGGATTCTCTGATGATATAAAACAAGGCATTCAAGATATTCTACTTAAGCACATTAATGCACATCCTTAGTGAGTCGTTTTAAGGATGCATTTTGTTTTTATTTTCTGCTATCGCTTCTATCCTAACTTCTAAGTTATATAACGAGATTAAAAGATGGAAATGTCAAGAGCAGGCGTTGAGCTACTGATTAAGCTAGAAGGTTTAAAACTTAAAGTTTACAAAGATTCAGCGGGTCTAAAAACCATTGGAGTTGGGCATTTATTGACCAAATCAGAGTTAAATAGCGGTAAAATCCGTTTCGATCTTAGCGGTTCTAATGATGACGTGAACGGCACATTTGTAAGAGATTATCGTAATGGCTTAAGTAGAAGTGATGCAATCGCTATCCTGAAGTGGGATATCTCTCGATTTGTTGATTGTGTCAATGCATATATAGATACACCCATCAATCAAAATCAATTTGACGCATTAGTTAGTTTCTCATTCAACATTGGTAAAACAGCATTCAAGCATTCGACTTTACTCAGATTACTTAATAAAGGCCAACATGAAGCAATTCCTAAACAGATGTTGCGATGGATACATGCAGGCGGTAGAAAAGTTAATGGCCTAGTCAATCGTCGTCGAGCTGAAATAAAACTATGGAACACCCCTGCTGATCACCAAGTATCCATTAAAAAAGATGATGACTACAAAGCCATTAAGGCAATTGCTAAAGAGTTGGGTGTTTGGTAGTGCGATTGTCTATTCCCAGTGAATAATAATCACGAACCTGCTTATCAAGATTATGATCTTGCCGAATTAACCCGCATGCTGACAAATATTTTGCGAGCTGGAACAGTCACAGCATTAGATGAAAAAAAGGCGCGAGTCAGAGTTAAATCAGGTGATGTCCTAACGGACTGGATTCCGTGGCTAGAGCGCCATGCAGGCCCCGATAGAACCTGGTGGACTCCCGAACCTGGTGAGCAAGTTTTGATTTTTTCACCGTCAGGAGACCCTGCACAAGGTTATGTTTTATCAGGTATTTTTTCGGATAATTTCCCACCTAAAGCAAGGAACAAAGATATTTACCGCAAGGATTTTGCCAATGGCAGTTATAT